AAATTAATAATTAAAAAAAAAAAAAATTTAAAAAAAAAAATAAATTATTTTTTTAAAAAAAAAATTATATATATTAAATTTGGTTTAAAAAAAAAAAAAAATAAATAAATTTGGTTTAATTAAAAAAAATATTACAATTAACTAATTAAGAATATAAATTTAAATTAATAGGAATATTTTGATTTTGATTTTGATTTTCTTTTTTAAAAAGTTTAAATCTTTCAAAACCTTGCTTAAGATCTATCTCATTAATTTGTTTTTTAATACAATTATCATTATTTAAAATTCTTAAACTATGGGATGTTTTAACTTCTTTTAATAAATTTTCACAACTACCTCCAGCATATTTGAATAATTTAATATTTTTTTTAAAAAAAGATAAAGAAATATTTTGTAAATTTTGATCAAAAGTCCAATTAACATCTTTAATTTTTTTAAGAAAAATATCTCTTAATTCAATAGGTTTATATTTATCAATATGGTATCTATTTGGGAATCTTCTATCTAATCCTTTATTTAATGAAAAAAAACATTTATTTAATTCTTCTTTATATCCAGCAATAATAACTATTAAATCTTGTTTATTTTCAGAGAGAAAATTAACAAGTAAATCAATCATTTCTTTTGCATATGAATCTGTTTTTCCATTACTTCCTGAACCTAATGAATAGGCTTCATCAATAAATAAAACACCACCTAAAGATTCTTCTAGTACTTTTGTAGTTTTAATAGCAGTTTGACCTAAAAATGCTCCAATTAAATCATTTCTTTTAACTATTTTAAATGTACCTTTACTCAAAATACCAAGTTTTGTATATATAGTTGATAAAATTTTAGCTAACAATGTTTTACCAACACCTGGATGACCTGTAATACTAGTATGTAAATAATCTTGATTTTTGTTGTCTAAATGTTGTAAATAATAAACAATTTGTTCAAAAATTTGAGTTTTTATATGTTTTAAACCAATTAGATTTTGAAGTAGTGTTAATGATGGGACTAAATTATGAATTAATTTAACATCTATATTATAATTATTATCATTTTTATATTTTTGTTCATATAAATTACCAAGTTTAATTAAATCATTTAAATTATTAATTTTTTCATCAATTCTAATAATTTTTTTATGTTGTTTTTGCTCTTCTTCATTTTTAGATATTTTTTCGGTAATTTCTTGAATATCAAAAGTATTTTTATTTTTAATTTGATTTTTACTCATATCTGATAATAAGTTTCTCAACATTAGCCTTTTTAAAACATTTAATGCATTTAGTTTAACTTCATCATCTTTTTTTTCATTATCTTTTTTTTCATTATCTTTTTTTTCATTATCTTTTTTTTGATCGTTTTTAATAATTTGTAAATTTTTTTTAGATTGTTTATTTTCATATTTTTTAAGCATTTCATTTTCTTTTTGCTTTTGTTCATTTTCTAAAATATTTTTTTTAATTTGTTTTTTATACAAGTTATATTTATTATTATTAGAATATTTAAAAATATGTTTATTATTATTATTATTATATCTATTATATTTATTATATTTAGAATGTCCTCTATAATATGAATATGAAAAGCTTCTGTTGGGAATATAATAAGGTTGATATGAATAAGTAGAATGAAATTTATAATCAAAATAGTATTTTCTTTTTTTGTTATTATAATTGGTATGTGTAAATTTTTTAGACATAATATATTGAAATATATTTTTTTTAAATTATAATTTAAAAAAAATTTGATAATTATTTAAAATTAAACTTATTTTTTTATTAAATATGAATTTTGATTGGAAAATAAAAACTTGGGATGTAATTGAAGCCTATTTTAAAAAAAATAAAAAATATTTAGTAACTCATCAACAATCTTCATATGAACAATTTATAAAATATTATGTACCAATGATTATTAAACAATATAATCCTTTAAAATTATGTTGGAATCCAATAATAAATAATACACAAAATCAATATTCATTAACTTTAAATTTTGAAAAAATTTATTATACAAAACCAATAATTCATGAAAATAACGGTTCAACAAAATTAATGTTTCCAAATGAAGCAAGATTACGAAATTTTAGCTATAATATACCTTTATTAGTAGATATAACAAGTATAACATATGAAAGAGATGTAGAAACAGGAAAAATAATAAAATATAAAAAAACAGAATTAAAAAAAATATCAATTGGTAAATTACCAATAATGTTACAATCATCTTGTTGTGTATTAAGTAGTAAACATATTAACAAGAAAGATTATAATGAATGTAATTTTGATGAAGGAGGTTATTTTATAGTAAATGGGAATGAAAAAGTAATTATATCACAAGAACGAACAGCAGAAAATAAAGTATATATTTTTAAAACTAATAAACAAAGTAAATATAAAATAATAGCTGATATAAAATCAGTAAGTTATAAAACATATAATATAATTAGAAGTGTTCAAATAAAATTAACATCAAGGAATGGTATAAGAAAGTCAACATTAAAAGTTACTATTCCACATATTAAACATGATATACCAATTTTTGTGTTATTTAGAGCATTAGGTTATGAATCAGATAAAATAATCATAGATTTCATATTAATAAATATAGATAAAGAAGACCATGAAACAATTGAACATTTATTGTATGATTCATTAGAAGAAGCAAGAGAAATACAAACGGAACAAGATGGTATAAAATATTTATTAAGATATATTGGAAGTAATAATTATTGGAAAGAAGTATCAAAAGAAAAAAAATTTAAATATATAACAGATTTAATAGATAAAGATTTACTACCACATATAGGTAAAAGCAAGTATAAGAAATGTTTATATTTAGGATATATGATAAGTAAATTGTTGTTGGTATTTTTAAAAAAAATAGATTACGATGACAGAGATTCATATATAAATAAAAAAATTGATACACCTGGAATTTTATTAGGAAATTTATTTAAGATGCTTTTTAATAAAGTAATCAAAGATATGAAAAATGCTATAAATAAAGAATTTAATAATGGTTCTTGGAAAGCTACTAAAAATTTTAATAATTTTATAACAAAAACAAATATATATAAATTAATAAAATCAACAATCATAGAAACAGGAATGAAATATTCTTTAGCAACAGGAAATTGGGGTTCTCAAAAAGTAACAAATAAACAAGGAATAGCTCAAGTTTTAAATAGATTAAGTTATAATAGTACATTATCACATCTTAGAAGAGTTAATACACCAATTGAAAAAAGTGGAAAATTAATAGCACCTCGTAAATTACATTCTACAGCAATATTTTGTATATGCCCCGCAGAGACCCCTGAGGGGGCCCCTGTAGGTGTAGTAAAGAATTTAGCATTAACTTGTTTAATATCAACTTATTGTAATCCTGCGCCTATATTATTATTATTAGAAAAACATCATTTTATAAAAATAGATTCTGCGAAAATAAAGGATTTATATAAAATAAGAACTAAAATTATTATTAATGGTGATTGGATAGGAATTACAAATGAACCATTATTACAATTTAATAATTTAAAAAGTTTAAAACGACAAGGAATTATAAATATATTTACATCAATAATATGGGAGATTAATTTAAATATGTTAGAAATAAATACAAGTTCCGGAAGATGTGTAAGACCTTTATATATTTTAGATAATAATAAATTTAGAATAACAAATAAAATGGTAAATGATATTAAAAATAACAAAATAAATTGGAATCATTTAATAATGCCATTAGTTGAAAATAATTCAGAAATTAAAGAAGGTGTAATTGAATTTTTAGATATTGCCGAAGTGAATCAATATTTAATTGCTATGAACCCAACATTTTTAAAAAATGCAACAAATAGTAATTATAGTTATTGTGAATTACATCCATCTTGTATGTTAGGTGTATTGGCTTCTGTAATTCCATTTTCAAATCATAATCAAGCACCTAGAAATACTTATCAATGTTTAGAATTAAATACCCCTGTTATGATGGCTGATGAAACTTTAAAATCCATTAAAGATGTTAAAATTGGAGATAAAGTGATTACATTTAATCCAAAAACAATGGAAGAAAGTATTACTACTGTAATACATCAATATGTAAGAGAAACTGATAAAGATATGTATGAAATTGAAACATTATCTGGAAGAAAAATTAAAGCAACCTCTGATCATAATTTTATGACTTCAGAAGGATGGAAAGCAGTTGAAGATTTTGATGAAAATACTCTTATTGGTGTATCATTAAAAACTAAACCAATTTCCAATAAAGTTGATGAATATTTAATATTAGATAAAAAATTATTTACTGAAAAATTAAAAGAATATAAAATGAGTGATTCTTTAATTAATCATCATTATAAACAATTAGAAAAAGTGGGTTTAATGCCATTATATAGTACAAATAAAAAATTACCTATTATTTCAAGAATGACTGGTTTTGTCTTAACAGATGGAGCTTTAAATGTATATAATAAAAAACATGGAGGATGGACACCTCAATGTCAATTTAATTTTAGTTGTCCATATAGTGCTAAATTATTTGAAGATGATATTAAAAATTTAAATATTAGAAAAGTTCAAATTATTGAACAAAACAGATTAATTAAAAGAGGTAATCATTCTTATAGACTTCATACTTGGAAAGTAGGACATAATGGATGTTTACCTTCATTATTAATTGCTCTTGATATAAGTACTGGTAATAAAACAGAAACTCCATTTAAACCTGTTCCTAAATGGATAATGAATGGTTCAAAATTAGTTAAAAGAGAATTTTTAGCAGGATTTCAAGGTGGTGATGGTTGTAAAATAAATCATTATACTAATTTTGGACCAACACAAAAAACAATGTGTAAAAAATATTTAGATACGTTAATGTATTTTATGAAACAAATATCAATATTGTTTAAAGAGTTAGGAATTAAAATAACAAGTCTTTATAATAAAAAAAAAAAATATGGTAAATATTTAGTAAGTCTACAAATATCATCAGAAAATAAAAATATTATAAAATATTTTGATACAATTGGTTATAGATATGATGTTATAAAGTTAAGAAATAGTGGTATTATGGTAGAATATTTAAAATATAAATTCAGTAACAACAATCAGTTAATGTCTGTAGATGATTGGAAAAATAAAATTAAAATAAAAGCAGGAAGTAGTTTATTTGTTCCTATTAAAAAAATTAAAAAAATAGAAAAAACATTAATTTCAGATATTACAGTTGAATCAGAAAACCACTCCTTTATTGCTGGTGATGATCACTTCACCAGTTCAAACTGTGCCATGGGCAAGCAAGCTATGAGCTTATATGCTACAAATTTTTTAAATAGATTAGATACTTTAGCACATGTTTTAAATTATCCACAAATTCCAATTGTAAATAGTAGGTTATTAAATTTATTACCATCAAAAGATATGCCATCAGGAATAAATGTAATTGTTGCAATAGCATCTTATAGTGGATATAATCAAGAAGATTCTATTATTATGAATCAATCTTCAATAGAAAGAGGATTATTTAAATCAACATTTTATAGAACATATAAAGATGATGAAAAAAGAAGTCAAGTAAGTGGAGAAGATGAGAAATTTTGTAAACCTGATAAAAAAAATACGAGAGGATTAAAGTATGGTAATTATAGTAAATTAGATGAAAGAGGTCTTATACAAGAAAATATGTTTGTAACAGGTAATGATGTAATTATAGGTAAAGTAATTCCAATAAAGTCAAAAGATATATTAGGTAATCTAAAAACATATAGAGATAATAGTACTTTAATAAGATCAAATGAATCAGGATATATTGATAAAGTTTATTTATCAAGAAATTCAGATGGTTATAGATTTACAAAAATAAGAACAAGATCATTGCGAGTACCTGAAATGGGTGATAAATTCAGTTCAAGACATGGACAAAAAGGAACAGTTGGAATTACCTATAAAGAAGAAGATATGCCATTTTCAAAAAATGGTATTATACCTGATATTATTATGAATCCTCATGCTGTTCCTTCAAGAATGACTATTGGACAATTAATGGAATGTTTAACAGGCAAAGCAGGTTGTCTTACAGGAAGATTAGGAGATGGTACTCCATTCTCAGATTTATCAACAGAAGATGTTACAAAAATATTAGAATCAAGAGGTATGGAAAAATATGGAAATGAAGTATTATATAATGGAAGAACAGGAAAACAATTAAATGTTTCAATATTTATCGGTCCTACTTATTATCAAAGACTTAAACATATGGTGGCTGATAAAATACACGGCAGGAGTTTGGGGCCCAACGTGGTCCTTACTAGACAATGTACGGAAGGTAGGGCTCGTGATGGTGGGTTGCGTTTTGGCGAGATTAATTTTGGTCTCAGTAAGCATTTCAACTGCTTGCTAGTCTGTCTATGGCAGGCGACATTTTCAAATTGCGGGGATATCCAGAACAATATTATAATGATATTGTGCAGTTTGTTGCTACCAAACATAATTAGTAATAATTATGTGGCAAATGTTAATCACATTTGGTATGGTAAAAATGCAACAAATAATTGATGGACAATCCGCAGCCAAGTTTCCTTTAATGATTTGATTAATTAAAGGAAAAAGGTTCAACGAATACATGTTAATGGGGTGTTGATGATGGTTTAATCAACCTGAAACGCCTTAAGGTTTATTCTAGTCCTGCTGGAGACAGCATTTCTATGTAGGTATAATAATCCCATATTATGATGATTATACTGAATTAGAAAGACCATTGATCAAGGAAGAAATACCTTGATGTAATAAGTTTTCAAACAAAAAATTTATGGTCGGTAAATCGGGAGCGTGACTGTATGGCAGCACATGGAGCAGCATCATTTTTAAAAGAAACATTCTTAAACAGAGCAGATTCATTTATTGTCCATATATGTAATAAATGTGGTTATATATGCCCTTGTAATCCTAAAAGAAATATTTATCAATGTAAATATTGTCAGAATTTTACAAAGTTTAATGCAGTAAATATTCCATATGCATTTAAGTTATTTACTCAAGAGATAAAATCTATGTCTATATCTACAAAATTTATTACTTAAATTAAATTTCTAATATAAAAAATTTAAAATATAATCACGATACATACATAGTTTTAGTTTTGTTTTTAAAGACGTCTTCTTAATGTTTTAAAGTATAGTTTGACTTAATGTTTTGATTTAAGTATATTTTTGCTTATATTTTTTTAAGTATATTTTGACTTAATGTTTTTTTTAAGTATATATTGTTTTTTGACTTAATGTTATTTAAAAATAAAAGAATCATTATAATTAATAATAAAAAATGTTTTATCCTTTAAAAATTAATCCAAAATTCTATGAAATCTCTTATGATGGAGTTATAAGAAATATTCTTAAAAATAGGATTTTAAAACCAAACAAAACCCGTTCAAATTACTATCGTATTAAATTATCAACAACAACAAAACAAAAAACATTTAGTATCCATCGTTTAGTAGCAATGAATTTTTTGCCAAATTTTGAAAATAAACCAGAAATAGACCATAAAAATCGGAACAAGTTAGATAATAATTTATTTAATTTACGTTGGGCTACTCGTAAAGAACAAGTTAAAAATCAAAAAACACCAAAACTTAATAATTTAAAATCAAAAAAAGTAATTGCTATCCATCTTGAAACAGGCAAAAAATATGAATTTTTATCACAATCTGATGCTGCAAGGAAATTAAATTGTTGTAGAACAATCATATTAGAATGTTGTAAAAATAAATATAATAAAAAAAAAAATGTATATAATGGTTATAAATTTATTTTAAATAATAATTTTAAAAAAATAGAAGGTGAAATTTGGAAAAAGATTCCAGTTTCATTAATAGGTGGAAAAGAAAATAAAAGAGAAATTTCAAATTTTGGGAGAACAAAAGATAGATTTGGTGTTGTTTCATATGGTGCTAATCAAAAAGTTGATAAACGGGTAGGAGTAAATGGTAAAAAATATTATATGTCATATCTTGTTTGTTCAATTTTTAATGGTTTTAAGCCAACTAAAAAACATGAAGTTAATCACATTGATGAAGACCCAACAAACAATTCTGCCTCTAATTTAGAGTGGTTAACTCATAAGGAAAATGTGATACATAGTTGTGGATATATTATTGATAAATATAATATAAAAACTAAAAAATTTATAGAAAGATATAAAACATTAACAGAGGCAGGAAAAAGTGTAAATAAAAAACAACCTCATTATTTAAGTAAAAAATTAAAAAAAAACAAAGGTTCTTGTGAAATATATGGATTTTTATGGAAATTAATAAAAAAACCATTAAAAAAATGATAAAAAAAAAATATTTTCAAATTATTTGATAATAAATATTAGAGTTTTAAGATTCTGAAGAAGAAGAACTAAAATTATTAGCAAAAAATAATATGTTTAAGAACAAATAAAAAATTTGATTTAAAATAAATTTAATATTTAATAAATATAAAAATGAGTTTGAAAAAAAATGACATCATAATTAAGAATAAATCTCCATTAAGATATCCTGGTGGTAAAACCAGAGCATGTAAATATTTAGATTTAATTTTAAATAATAATTTTAATCTTGAAAAATATAAAAATATAGTTTCTCCTTTTTTCGGTGGTGGTTCATTTGAATTTTATTTACAAAATAAATATAATCTAAAAATTATTGCTAATGATAAATTTAAACCATTATATACTTTTTGGAATACTTGTAAATCTCCAAAAAAAAAAATGTTATTATGTTCAGAATTATATGAATGTTTAGGTAATATTAATAAAGAAATATTTACTAAATTTAGAAAAATAATTATAAATGAAAAAATTGATTTTATTCAGGCTAAAATGTATTTCATAATAAACCGTTGTTCTTTTAGTGGTTCTACTTTATCTGGTGGATTTTCACTAGAATCATCGAAAAAACGATTTACAGAATCATCTATAAATAGAGTTAAATCATTAAACCTTATTAATTTTGAAATTTATAATTTTGATTTTAAAGAATTTATTGATAAAAATAAAGACGATGTCAATTTATTATTCTTAGATCCACCTTATTATTTAAAAAAAAAATCTAAATTATATGGAAATAATGGTGATATGCATGAAAACTTTGATCACACTAAATTATATAATTGTGTTTGTAACAAAAAAAATTGGTTAATGACATACAATAATTGTGAATTTATTAGAAATTTATATAAAGATTTTATAATTATAGATACTCAATGGAGTTATGGAATGAATAAATCTAAAAAATCATCGGAAATAGTAATTGTAAGTCTTAAAAAGAATTAAGAATTATAAATAAGATTTTTTGGAAGTTTGTTTTTATTGTCTAAAGAATATGGGGATTTGATCAGTAATTTTATGTTTTTTGGTTGAGGAGATATAATTACAGATAAATTACAAAATCCTTGTTTATTCTTTCTTTTATGTATTTTTGTTCTAATCCTTATTTTTTGTTCTATATTAAATTCTGGTACATTAAACTTACATATATCATTACCTAAATTATATAATCCATAATTACTTATTTGTATATATTGACAATTTTTTAAACTATATAATTTTTTTATTGTATCATTAGGTATATCAAAATAAGAATCATTCCATAAATCTGTATTTTGTTTAATTATGACCCATTCATTATGTGTTAATTTTTTTTTCATAAAAGGTGGTATATTACCTTTAAATAATTTTTTACCATTTAGAAATTTTGTAAATAAGTCTCTGCATTTCTTAGGTATTTTACATTTTTTTGACGTTTCCCATATTTTTAAATTTTCATTATATTTTATACTACACTGCATCCAATCGGGTGTATTATATTTTTTAATTTCAATACCTATATCTTGTTCCTTTATAAAATTACATTGTATATCATTTATTGAAGTTGAACCTCCAAGATCTTCTATATTTTGAGTATTAAATATTTGACCATTTAAACTACAATTTTTTATTATATTATAATTTTGTTGTTCATATTTTCTTCCATTTACAGAACATACATGACCTTTTGGTGGATACATTAATTGGTCAATACTCTTAATAAGAAGCTGCTTCTTAATAGATAAAAACTTTTCTAAAATTTTATTAATTTTATTAATTTTATTTATATTTGTTTTAAATTCATAATTTTTCATATATATTAATTGATCAATACTCTTATTAATAAGCAGCTTCTCAATAGATAAAAACTTTTCTAAAATTTTATTTATATCTGTTTTAAATTCATAATTTTTCATATTTTTTTTATTTATAAATTTCCTTTTTAAAAATAACTTATCTCCTGTATTTTTTAAAAAATCTTTAATTTTTATATTTTTTTGTTTTATAATACTGTATGTTATTAGATAAATTTTTTGTGGTGTAATTAATAATAAATCAGTAAAATCAGATTTTGTATTTTGATTATTAGAATTATGTAATTTAATATTTCCACAACTACTATATTTAATAGATAATTTTTTATAATTTTTTATATCGTATATAGAATTTGGTAAAAAATTAACAGTAAAATTAGATTTAAATATTAAATCTGCTATTGTATATTCTATACAATTCCCTATTGTAAATCTATTACAACATGGTTTATTACCAAATTTTTTTAATATATATTTTACATAATTTTCAAAATCTAAATCTATTTTATATTTAGAATTTTTTAGTTTTTCAAAAAAATCATTATCTGTTGTTGGTTCAATCCATATTATTCTTTTAATTTTTCCATTTTTTTCATAATTTAAAAAATATTTATTTTTTATAATTTTTTCAATTTTTGCTTTATAAAAAATATTATTATCTTTAATTTTAAATGTTCTTTTTATCATTTTTTTAAATGTTTTTATCATTTTTTTTAATATTTTAATTCTATTCTTAACTTTTTTTATCAAATTTTTATAAAAAAAAATTAAAATTTAAATTATAATTATACAAAATTATATTTTTTTATATTTTTTTAAAATAATTAAAATTAAAACACTAACTAAACTTATAAATAAAGATGTTATCAAAATATAATATTTAATATTTGTGTTATTATCTGTTGGAGTATTTTGGGAATCATTTTCATATTCATTTTCATATTCATTATTACAAATTAATTTTGTTCCAAAATTTCTAGTTTTGCTTATATTATCATTTAAATTATAGAAAACGATTATTTCATTTAAATTTTTAGTTCTAAGAGAATTAAGAGGGATTTTATTTTTAAAATTATTTAAAATGTCAGTTTGTATAAAAATATTTTTATCAAAAATAATCCATTTTACATTTTCTGTACAAGGATGTGTTAACAAAGAACCTTGGTATGTATAAAAAGATTTATTAATTGGTAATAAATCATAAATATTAATTTTATCTTCAATTTCAAGTTCAATATCTTTAACTTCAGGAATAGAATTAACCAAATTTTTTAAAATAGTTTGTTTTGGTCCTTTAACATCATTCTTCTCTTTAATTAAAACAGATATAATTAAAATTTTAGTTTTAACTGAGTCAATTGATTTATGATAAAGGAGTAATTCTGCTGAATTACTTTTATCATCTATTTTATGAACACTTGGGATATTAAAAGAAAATTTTTCAAAATTAAAAACTTCCCCATTAAATATAATATAACTTCCTTTTTCATAAATAAATATATTTTGATTATCTATATTTTGTATAATATAAGGACTGTTTCTATAATAAAACATTAATTCACAATCCATAGTACATCTTTTTGCAATGTTTGAATCAATATTAATAGGAGATAAATTTTCACCATTATTACAAATATTATTACTCATTTTTTTATAATATATATATATATTATATTATTTAAAATGAAATATTTATTAATTATTTTTTTAATAATTGTATTATGTCTTTTATTTTTTTTTACTATTACTAATACAAAAAATGATAATAAAATAAAAGTAATTAAAGAAAAATTTATTAATTTCAAAAAAAAG